TTTAATAATGGTGTCATAGATTTTAAGAATAATTGTTTTAGAAAAGGTCAACCTGAAGATATTATTTCATTATGTACTGGTATTGATTATGTACCATTAGACCCTATCAAACATAGACAAACCATAAGTGATATTAATGATTTTATGAATAAGTTGTTTCCAGACAAAGCGCTTTGTAAATATATGTGGAATCATTTGGCTTCCACATTGGTTGGTACATCAGCGAATCAAACGTTTAATATGTATATTGGTGTGGGGTCTAATGGAAAATCGGTACTAATGAATTTAATGGAAAAAGTGTTAGGTCATTACAAAGGTGATGTGCCTACGACTTTAGTAACAGAGAAACGCGGTAAAGTTGGTGGGTGTACTCCTGAAATTGTACAATTGAAGGGCATTCGTTACGCGGTTATGCAAGAACCAAGTAAAGGTGATGTTATTAATGAAGGTATGATGAAACAATTAACAAGTGGAAAGGATCCAATTCAAGGAAGAGCTCCCTATATGACTAAGACTCTCTCATTTATTCCACAATTTAAACTGGCTGTTGCATGTAATGCACTTATGGGTGTAAAAGCAAACGACCATGGTACATGGAGACGAATCCGCGTTGTTCCTTTTAAATCGTTGTTTACTGAAACTCCCGTAGATGATGACCCAGAAAAGCCATATCAATATTTATTAGATAAAAACATTGAAGAGAAATTTGATAGTTGGAAAGAAGTATTTGCAGCAATGTTAGTTGATATTGTATTTAATACTGGTGGCGTAGTTAATGATTGTGATATTGTCATGTCTAAGAGTAATGAATACCGTCAAAGCCAGGATTATATCTCAGAGTTTATTCGCGACCGTGTTATTCGTGAGACAAACGGCCGTATTAAACAAATGGAACTTAACAATGAATTCTCTATATGGTATATGTCTAATTACGGTGGTCGTGGACCCAGTCCTAAGGAATTGCATGAATATATGGATAAAGAATTTGGTCGTAAACGACAACAAACTTGGAATGGTGTGAAAATTAAATATGAGCGGGATGAATTACCCGTAAATATTGATGGTGTAAATACGGATGACGATACCGATGACGGTATAGATATTGATAATTTATAAACATAAAAAATAGATAATATAATATTTATATAATATATTATAATGGACCCCTTAATTTTACACGTTATTTACGATGAAGAGAATAAAAAAAGAAAACAAAAAAATGAAATATTGAGACAAAAACAAATCGATATTTTTTATCGTACTGGTAAACCAATATATAATGTAACATTAGAAACACAACATATTCGTAGAAATAGAGACCCTCATCATTTTATAGAAAAAAATGTATGGGATAATTAAAAAATATTATGAATATATTCACCAATAAATGGATATAATATTAAGAATAAAAAGAATGTTATTTGATTATAAATATTAAATCCATCCTTAATAGATATTCCACAAATTATGATTAACATATAGAAATAATAAATAGGGAGACTAAACAATTTAATAAACCATTCCTGTACTGCATCATATAAAAACAATATTAATACCGAAAACATACTGCTTATATATTCAAAACTATCATATACTTTTTCTTGTAAATAATAAGCAACAAATGGATATATTCCTAATAATAATGTAAATAATACATTGCTATAAAGGTTAAACTCATATTTTGTAAATAGATAATATACTATTACTAAAGCACATAGGTAATAAATATATACTAAACCTGTATTTACCCAATGTAAATATTCTACTGTTTTTTTTTGATGAAGATATTTTTGATTAAAGAGTAGTTCTCTTTCGTTTATATCCATGACTTATATACTATACTTATACTTTACTATATAAAAGTGTTTCTCTTGGAGAATTTGGTTGTGCAATACCTCTATTATATTTCATACGTTCAACCGTAAACTCTTCTGTTTCTGCTGTTGTAGGTTTTGGAATACATTTACGAGAAGACTCACTCCAAACCACATCTCTCTCTGTATCACAGCATTCTGCTCCTCTACAACCTCCAATATCTATACTTCCAAGTAAATCACCTGATTTTACAGCTGCTTGTTGTTTCTTTGCAACTTCTTCGGGAGACATTAGTTTTGGTCCATCCAATTTAAGTTTATTATAATCTAAATGAGAACGTGATTGTAGATTTCTATATATATTAAATATCTTAACTAACCCGAATGACCCAACTATAATAACAAATAATTGTACTATAATATCTGGTAAAAATGGTAAATATTGAAAACCAATAATAGCAATAATTATTAATGATAAAGTTATTATAAAAACATATAATATCTCATTGTATTGCTCTGCACGTTGACGTTTGTTGTCTATAAATTTCATTTTCCTATTTTTTGTTAGTAAATTCGTTTCTGTTGTTTTTATGTTTTTTTGAATTCGTTCATTTTCTGCATCAACGATTCCTTTCATTTCATTTTGTCTTAGTAATATTTGTTCTGCTTCATCATCTGCAGTTGCAACAGCTGTCTTTATGTCATTAATACCTTTATTAATCACATCTTGACCTTGATTCAGGTCAGCTTGTTGGTTGGCTGTTAATGAACTTAAAAATTGTTGAATAGTTGTTAATATATTTATATTTTCACTTTCTACTGGCATTATATATTATTATTATATTTTTAGATATGAAATAGTAATACAACTAAAGATGCCGCCGCAATCGTTCCTAGAACATAATTTTGATTATATGAATTATTTAATAAATTACTATCATCAATTCGTACATCTACCATGTTTTTTCGTTTTTTATCGTTTGGTATAATATATTTATGATACTTAGGATTACGTTGTAATAGTTCATTTGTGTTAATACTTTCTCCAAGTGTCATACCTTCTTCAACACCCGCATTTTTAACAATTAATTGTTTTTTATTTTCAAAGTCTGCTATTGTTGACTTTATTTCGTCTAATTTGTTATTCATACCAGCGGCATCAGTTAATCCTTCAATATTACGTACATTGTTTAAATCAAGAGGAGTTTCGTTATTATAGGAACTATAGGACATTACTAAATAATATTATATGATATTCGCATATAATATTGTTCTCACATTTCTACAAAAACTACATATAGTAATGATGTAGCAAAAGCTGTTAATAATAAATTTGTATACATCTCTTTGTCATGCTTATCTATTGGTGACTCATATACTGAACTATTTTTATTTAATTTGATATTCATCTCTTGTTCCATTGTTTTTAATTTGTTTAAATCATTTTGTACTGTTGTATAGTTTGCTTTTATTTTCGTATGAGTTGCAGGTGCGTTATCTAAATCACTATAATTTTGTAATTTTTCTACAATTGAAGCTGATAATTTTGTATTTGATTGAGCATTACGATACTCATTATAAAGGTCTTTACAATCATTTCTTAAAGGGTCTACACAAATCTCATGCCGATTTTTTAAATCAGCCTTGGCTAATGTTTCATTATCGTAATTTTGTTTAATTGGTTGAAAAACTGCATATTCTTTATCACAGCTTATTTGTTTACTTTTACATATATCTTTATATTCTACTTCTGTGTCTCGTTTAGACCTTAAATTAGCTTCCATTTCACTTCTAAGCTTTTCCAATGCATTATGTTGTTCTCTTGAACAGTCATTTTTAAGATTAGTCATCATATTTGTTTTATTGGTTATATCTGTATTTATACTTCTGATATCATTTTCTAATTGTATCTTTTCATTTGTATTTTTTGTACGAGCATTTACAAAATTCCGTTTTCTTCCATTCTCTGCATCTATTTTTTTTTGTTCTCCATCGGCAAGGGTTTTCCATCTATCCCCTTGAAGGCTATAATGATGTTTCCAATGAGCACTATGCTTTGGAACATGATGACAACGCGTCCTACACCTAAACCATCTACATGAACGGTGACAAATTTGTCTTAATTTGTTTGCTTCATTATAATTACTAGTTTTATTTAGATCATAGGTAGTTTTTTTTGCTGTATATGCAACAATTTTATTATTACTATCGCTTATAGAATTACTATTATTGTAAATATCATTTTCTTTAATTTTTACTTGTTTTTGTATGTTTTCTTTATTGGTATTATATGTTTTTTTTACATCAATTATATAATCTACTTTGTTAGAATAATTTAGGTTTTTATCACACATATCAATATTATTTTTATGTAAAAAATCCCGACCTGATTCAATGGTTGAAGCATTTTGAAATGATATCATTGAATTATGCTGAGTACGTCCTTTTGTGTTTATACCATCTATAATTGCTTGAGTATTATTTATACTATCATTAATAACTTCACAACGGGCTTTTAAATTAGTACAATCAGTATGTATTTTATCTTGTTTATTATATTCATTTTCCAGATTATTCACTTTGGTTGTTTGTGCATCATATTCCGTTTGTAATTTTGCACATGCAATATTATTTGGTGCACTACATTTCAAATAATCAGCATATACTCCATTAAATGTTTGATAATTAGATGATACTATATCTATCTTTTCTTTATTATCTAACCCTTCAATAATCATATCATCATATTGTTTTGTATTATGTTTTGTGTCAAACGTATGATAATTATATATTTTATTTTTAGGATTGGACGAACATGTATTACAATTTTGCATATTATACCTTATATTATAATATGCATCTATTTTTTTACCAATCATTTGTCTCATAAATATTATTGTATACTAAACTTATTAGGTACTTACCAAAATTATATACATAATATTGGATTGGATAAATGATAAACGGATACGCGAACAATAACAGTATCATTATCAACTTTTTATAATATTGTGTACTGTACCTAAATGACCCATATGTATAATACGTATAATAGCTCAAAAATACATAATACAATATAATTAATACTAAATTTACATCACTAATATTACTGGTTAGTCGTTTTATATACACACTTTTTTGAACATCGGCTGAGTATAATTCTGTCTTTTCTTCTTCAGTTAGTGTAGGCATTTTATATATTATAGTGATATCATTTTTTTATTCTAAATATCATAACAGCAGTAATTAAAATACCTACCGTTAAATTCAAACTATTTAATATGGTTCTTTGATAAAAAAAATTTATATTATCATATTTTTGCATATTCATGTCATGTTTATCATCAATATTCATATAATATGTATAACAAATAATCATATTATATTATTAGGTTTTTACAATAAAATATAAGGAAGCTAATACACCAACACTCAATAAAACTGTATTTGTAACAGACTCTTCATATATTAATTTCATGGCATTATATCGTAATTCTGCACCAGAATTCTTGAATTCAGTATTTAATAGTTTATCATTACTACCATCGCGACCACTTCCATCACTACCTGATTGAGCAGAGTTAATATCATCTGATAAATCCACATTCAGTACCTTTCCTTCTATAGCGACTTCATCTGTAGCAGATTGACCAGATGTAGCTCCTTCTTTTGTATTTTCACCAACTTTATTAAATATTGTTTTCCAGTATTTACCAGCGTCGTCTTGATATGCAAAAATATATTTATCGGGATTATCAGTTAATTCAGGGGGTAATGTACGGAATATACCATCTGAATCAACGGGTTTAATACCAAAATATTGTTTTAAATCGGATGAAAAAATATGAATTTTTCCAAACTCCATTGTTTTATCACCAGCTTCATTATATATAGCACCTGTATTATCACCAGTTGGATTTGCATCTGTAATTCCATTATTTGTTTCGTTTGCATTTGATAAGTCATCTCCTATTTGACCTTGGTTATCTAATGCTGAATCTAAATTATCCCAAAGGTCTGAACGTTTATTATTATAAGAACGATTTAAAGCACAAAAATTCGGTATTCCTTCTATTATATCTCCAGTATCGTTATTATCATTAAATATATAATTATTATAATTAACATAATTACTATAGTTAAGTTTTGACATATTATATATTAGCTGCCTAAAATAGTTATACACATACTCTATAATAATCTGTCTTCATGGCCGTTGGACTTTTTCGTTCATATTGACAAACCTCTCCTGGACGTAAACACATGGCTAATGAGTGTGGGTCAAATCTGGAAACTTCTGGTAGTTGTTTCACAGTTTGAAGATTATATTTTTTTTTTAATTCATCAACTTCTGGTGTTGTTAATATTCTTGATTTTGGTACTAAAGAATGTTGTAGAATATTATATTGAAGACGTTTAATATTATGTATCACAATAAATATATCATCATGTTCAAATAAATACTTTATCTTTGCAATAATAGTATCATTTGGTTCAAACTCAGTAACAATCACGAGTACATCTTCTTTTTGTAATACATTATCAATAAAATACAAATCTTCAATAATCTCGTCTAAATCCTGTTTTTTTATCTGTTTGGCTTTTAAATAATATTTTATGTAAATTTTTCGGTCGGTTTCATTATGTGAAAGTAACATATCTAATTGATTGTTTTTGTACATAGCATCTATCTCATTAATACTAAATGAATCATATTCATCTGCATTATATCCTTTACTTCTTACTATATTCACTAATGTATTTCTGGAATTATAAACAGATAGAACTTTATTACTGGAAGTACTCATTGTATATACTAATATTTGATACTTTATATTTATTAAAAAAAAATCAATTTTTTATATTTTTTACATACAAGCTAATTATATTGATAATTATCGTTTTCTTACTGGTGTTACTCTATTATTTGGAGTAAATATTGATCTTGCCATACATACCGCGAAAACTACAGCACAACATATGAAGATTATTAAACCGACTGTCATAATAGTTCTTTTAATTAATATTATTAATATTATTATTATTTTATCTCTTCTACATAAATCAATTTTTTGAAATACATTATGTTATATTCGTTATGATATAATGTATTTTATAAATAATTAAGGCACTTTCTTAATAACCATTCCACCATTAAAATCAACTGCATTTACAGGTACTGGTACTGGTGCATCTGGTTCTGTTTGAGTATTCATTTTTATCAAAGGATTGTTAGTATTTTCCACAATATTATCATTTTGTTGTATCATATCATTACCAGATTGTTCTGGCATATTATCATTACCATTTACAATTTTAATATTAATTGCTGGTGTTGTTGGTGTTTCTGGTACCTGAACAATCGGCTGTTGTTGAACTGGAGTATTATATAATTGTGATGATGGATTATTATTATAAGAAAAATTACCTGGTTTATATATATCAAACATAGTAACAACTTTAATTCTATCATTTGGGTCCATTTCATAGCCATCCTCAGCATGAATCGTAATAAATTTATCGCCAATATTTTTAATATTCCACAATTGTTTGGGATTATTACATCCTCTAAATAATACAGAATCTCCTACATTATATTTGTTACCACCACTCATCATATGTTCGTCAGGTGGGTAATCGGGAGATGGTGGTCTACTATTGGGAGGATATTGTGGAGATGTAGTATTGGGAGGATATTGTGGAGATGTAGTATTGGGAGGATATTGTGGAGATGTGGTATTAGGATTGTATACGGTGGAGGTTTCATCATCAGAAAATGGATTATAAATAGGAGAATCTGGATTAGCCGCATAATATTCTTGTTGTTCTTTTGCAATTTTATCTGTTTCCTCCTGTGTTAGTTGATAACCGAGACTATCAGGGGCATACTCTGGCGAAACCTCTGTATTGTTGGTTTCGGGAGTTGATTGTATACTTTCAGGAGTTGATTGTATACTTTCAGGAGTTGATTGCATATTCGTTTTTGTTTTATCTCTAATATTTTGTTTAATTGCTGTGATAATAGAATCAGGAGATGTTAAAATATCGTTGGTTAATAATTTGATATTATTTGAGTAATTCATACTGTCAAATTGGTCAATATTATCATCAGTAATTAATCTCATTTGTACATTAATAGTTTGTAGTTCTTGCATTAACAACTTAAACGAATAAGGAACTTCAATTAGACTGAATTTTCGTCCAAATTTACTAACTGTTTCAATACTCATATTATTACTATCAACTGTATCTGTAAATTTAATAGGTCCATCTGCCAATGGACTCATAAATAAGTTTTTGGCGGAATTATAAATAGCGATTTGTCCAGTAGTATTACATATAGCCAATTTATATTTATCACCACGTTCCATCATTGATTCTCTTAGGAATGCAGTAGCACCGTGTGATATAACACCATCACGTTCCATTTCACCAATACGTAATCCACCGTCATTTGCACGTCCACTAACTGGTTGTCTTGTAAGTGCGGTTCTTGGACCCAATGCACGATAATTAATTTTATCTTTAACCATGTGTTTTAATCTCATGTAATAGTTTGGTCCTATAAATATTTCAGTTTCTAACTGTTCCCCAGTCATTCCGTTATACAATACTTCATTTCCACTTGAATGATAACCTGATTTTGACAATAAGTCTCCAAATATACCAATTTTTGAACCATTATTTACAAATGCTGTACAATCACCAGTAGCACCGTACATTGCAGCCGCTTTACCTGTAATAGTTTCCACAAATTGACCGATTGTCATACGAGACGGAATTGCATGAGGATTAATAATTAAATCAGGGCGAATACCATCTGCAGTAAATGGCATATCACACTCAGGTATAACTAAACCAACCGTGCCCTTTTGTCCAGCTCTGGATGCCATTTTATCACCGAGATTTGGTATACGTTCTTCGCGAATACGAACTTTGGCAATTCGTGTTCCAGTTTCACCGTCTGTTATAAATGTTTTATCAACAATCCCAAGTTGCCCTTTTTTGGGTGTTTTTGATGCATCCATATTTTTATTTGGATTAGCGGAACTTGATGAGACCATTCCAATTAAAACGGTTTTCTCATCAACTTCCGTATTTTCGCTAATTATCCCGTAATCATCTAATTTACTATAATCATATCCAATTTTTGTACCAACAACATTATGTTGATTTTCTATATTTGAAAAAGTACTTTCAGTGGTATCTTCTCCCGAATTACTTTTTTCTTCATGCATTTCATATGTGCTGTAGTAGGTTGTTCTAAACATACCACGCTTTAATGCCCCTTCATTTACTAAAATCGCGTCCTCTACATTATAACCCGTATAGCACATGACAGCGACAATTGTATTTTCGCCATATGGATTTTCTTCATTATTAATATATTTCAAGTATCTTGTTTTTACTAATGGATTTTGACCAGATACAAGTACTGTAGCGGTTTTATCCATACGTACTTGATGATTTGTATGATACATAGATGTTGCCTGTTTACTTTGTCCACAAGAGAAGGAATTACGAACTGCTGGATTATTTTCTGGATAATTAACTAAATTACACATTGTACCAAAAATAAGAGACTCATGTATTTCAATATGTGTATGTCTATTTTGGTTGTCTTTTTCTATGTCCGCTGCATTCATTGCAATAAAAGAACCCTCTGTTTCATTTGGATCAATATAATCAATAATCGCCTTATCTTGTAGAAATCTTGCTAATTTTGCGGGATTAGATTCAACCTCTATATTCTCATATAATTCATGAAGTTCATAAAATTTATATCCGTTTGGATTAAAATCTTGGACTTTTTTCTCATTAAATCCTGTAATTAATTGATTCCATGAAAATTTATCGTCATCTAAGTATTTTTGTATCTTGTCATTGTCATACGACATCTTGTTGGTATCATCATCACGATAAAATATAGGACGGCATACTCTACCCGAATCCGTGTATATATATATCGTTTTCATTTTGATATCAAATGAAACACTTGTATATATCGGTAATAATCCATTACGACGAAATAATTTTATCTTTTGTACGGTTTCCAATGGTTCATATACTGCACCTCCCCAATACCCATTAATAATTATCTTTGTTAAAGATGATAATAATTTGGGTGTGCATTCTTCCAATAATTTCATACCTACCTTTTCGCGTAACCAATTAATAATTATTTCACGGGAATATCCTTGACTTATATACGTAGTAATTGCTAATTGTTTATGTAACCCAATATTACCACCATCTGGAGTATCTATCGGGTCAAAAAACCCCCATTGTGTATTATGTAATACACGTGGACCTACTACTTTTACACTTGCATCTAACGGTAAATTTGTTTTACGCAAATGACTCAACATGCTATTATGTGATAATCTGTTTAAATCCTGAACAACTCCTATTTTCTTAGTATGTGATTGTGCACCCCAATTTCCCTTGAATCCCTTTTTAAACCCTGCCTCCACTATACGTTCATTAAATACGGCTTTTTCTTTTTGAATTAATCCATATAAATTATCCGCATAGAGAGACTGGTTGAAAAATATTTTATGTTCCAATGTAGAACTTATATGTTTTTGCTGGATGGAATAATATTCTCTAAACAAATCGTACATTAATGTGCCAACTAATTCTATTCTTTTGTATTTAAAATTATCTCTATCCGTCGGTGGTTCACTTCCCGTAAATACAAACATCAATCGTAATACTATATGACCCAAATAATAGGCTTTTTGGATAAAATTCATCTCACCAACATGTGGTAAGAAATAATCTGATAATATTTCTAATGCATGTGCTACCGTTTTACCCTTTGTTAATGTTGCTATATACTTTAATGCATTTACTTTATTTAATATTCCACCCGCATCATGTACTGATGGTATAAATAGATCAACCAAATCTGCTTGTTGGTCTAAATCCAGAAGACACATTGTAATAATCTCCTTGTCACTAATTATACCTAACGCTCTAAATACAATAAATAATGGAACTGGTTTGCGTACATTGGGTATATCAACAACAATATTTTTAAATGTAAATGCATTTGTAGGTGCCATTATTTTTACAGACATGGTACGCATCGGTTTTGATACATTTTCTGACACAGACCTTATTTCTGCTGAATATAAATAAGTATCATCATGCACATCACGGATATATAACATATTATCACCGAACTTTTCTTGAGCAACTACGGTTTTCTCTTTACCATCAATAATAAAATATCCACCAAAATCATTAGAACACTCACCCATTGTATGACGGACTTCTTTTGGTAATCCAGATAATATACAATGATTGGATTGGACCATTATTGGAAAACGACCAAGTAGTATTTTCTCTAATGTAAGGCTACGCTTTTGTGTATTTGATGTTATCATGGATTTTGAAGTTGCTTCTTTAAATAATGCAGCTTCTGCTGGTGTTAAATCAACTATTGTTCGTTTTGCCCGTTTACGACGTATAGGAGCACCACCTTCTGTTTTACTTTCGGTCGCTTCTTCAGTTT